ACAAATACTCTTTATACAATTAATGCCTTAAATGAAACAATTAAGACTTGTAATAATGGTGTTTTAGATACAAGTTTTCAAGTAAATTGGGAAAATTATAGAAATTGTATAATGGTAACGAATGATGAAGGACTAAGACGTATATCTACATCTGTTCAAGAAATTATACACATTAAAGTAAAGCGATAACATAATGGCAGATCAAGATTTAATATTAGGCAAAGATAAAAGATCAGCTATTAGTAAAAAAGCTGATCCTCCAAAAACCATAAATAAGGATGATGAAGAATTAAGAAGACTTCTTAAAGACCTAATCCGCACAGAAATAATAAAACTTTTTAGAAAATAATTAACCCGGGTTTTTATATGTCGTTTATTTTGTTTATATTTATATATAATAACAATTAAATAATTAACGACTAATAATTAACTATGAGCAAATTAACACTAAGTGTCCTACTTTTTATGTTTGGACAAACCTTAATCTGGTTTCAAACTAACGGCCAATTTCTTTGGAAATGGTTCGACAAAAATCCCTTAATCTTATCAGTAGTTGGTGGAACAACGGTATCATATGCCTTTATTTTAGCAACAAAATTTGCGTATGAGCATTTTGATGGACTACTCTGGCCAGGAAGATTCTTAGGCTTTGCATTAGGAATAAGTTCTTATGCAATTTTAACATGGTATTTTATGGGAGAAGGTATAACCTTAAAAACTTTAACTTCACTAATATTGTGCATAGGAATTATTTGTGTACAACTTTTTTGGAAAGTATCATGAATATATTTATCCTCGACAAAGACCCTAAAACTGCAGCAGAATATCACTGTGACAAACATGTTCTTAAAATGATATTGGAAACAGCACAAATGTTATGTACAGCCCATTGGGAAACAGGTGGTCAAGCTCCATATAGAGCTACACATAAAAACCATCCATGCACAAAATGGACACGACTAAATACTTCAAACTATAAATGGTTGTGTGGATTAGGATTAGAATTATGTGCTGAATATACAAGTAGATATGGAAAAATTCACAAAACCCAGCAACATATAGATTGGCTTTCAGAAAATATACCAAATATCCCAGCTGGTAAATTAACAGATTGGCCACAAGCTATGCCAGACATATATAAAAATAAAAGTGTGGTAGAAGCATATAGACAATATTATATGGGTGAAAAACGAAATATTGTAAAATGGAAAAATAGTATACCCGAATGGTATAATTAAAAAATTAAAAAAATTTAGCCGGAATTTTACCGTGTTAGATTTTTTTATTATATTAACTAAATAATAATTAAACAAGGAGAAAACAAAATGGCAATTGACTTAGATGCAATTAGACGCAAACTCGGAGACTTACAGTCTCAAACAAACAGGACTTCCCACTTATGGAAACCAAGTCCAGGTAAAAACCAAGTAAGAATAGTACCTTACCAATATGACAAAGATAATCCTTTTCAAGAATTATACTTTCATTATGATTTAGGTAAAAAGAACTTTCTTTCACCAGTTACATTTGGTGAACCAGATCCAGTAGTAGAATTTTCTGAAAAACTAAAATCAACAGGAAATTCAGATGATTGGAAACTTTCTAAAAAACTAGAACCAAAATTGAGAACATATGTTCCTGTTTTAGTTAGAGGTGAAGAAGGAGAAGGAGTAAAATTATGGGGATTCGGAAAACAAGTATACACTGAATTACTAGGATTTATTACAGACCCTGATTACGGAGACATTACAGACCCAGGAACAGGTAGAGATATAGTTGTAGACTTTACTCCATCTGACGGAGCTGGAGCTTTCCCAAAAACAACCATCCGTGTAAAACCAAATCAAACTGCTGCAACTGCGGATAAAGCAACGGCAGAAAAAATTATGACTGGACAAGAAGATATTTTTAATATTTTTAAGAAAGTTTCATATGATAACTTAAAGGTAGCGTTAGAAGAATGGCTAGATCCTAGTACAGACAATGAGGAAGCAACTAGCATGCCTTGGGAAAAGAAAGCAGAAGCTGCTACAGCATCACCTACAACAACAAACACAAAATCTACAGATGACATATCAGCAGCATTTGATGATTTATTTAACGAAAAATAGGAGAGAATAATAATGGACAATGTAACTTTGAAACAAAAGATTGAACAACCAATTAGAGCACTAGCAAAAGAATTGGAAAGCAGAAAACAAATGAATGGACTTGTTGCAGAAATTATTGCAAATATACTATCAAATATTCGCAATAATCAATAATGGGAAAAACTACAAAACAAGACCAATTAGCTAAAGTACTAGCAGACTCCTTGAATAAGAAATTTAAGGGATATAAAGTAGCTTACTTTTTGGACGGCACCGAAGATACTCCAACAGACCTAACAGAGTGGATATCGACAGGCTCGTCAATGCTAGATTTATGTATATCAAATAGACCTAACGGAGGAATACCAGTTGGTAGAATTACCGAAATAACTGGTCTAGAAGCTTCAGGAAAATCATTAGTTGCAACACAAGTATTAGCAAATACACAGAAAAAAGGTGGACTAGCAGTTTATATTGATACTGAGAATGCAATAAATGAGGAATTCCTGCAAGCTCTAGGTATAGATATTGATAAATTACTTTATATTCAATTGGAAACAGTTGAAGATATATTTGAAGTAATAGAAGATATTATATTAAAGGTTCGTGAAAGTGATAAAGATAGGCTAGTGACAATTGTAGTAGATTCTGTAGCTGCAGCAACAACCAAAGTCGAACAATCAGCAGATTATAGTAAAGATGGATGGGCAACTTCAAAAGCAATCGTATTATCAAAGGCTATGAGAAAAGTCACACAAATGATAGGAAGACAGAGAATTGCTCTAATATTTACAAATCAGCTTAGACAGAAAATGGGAGTCATGTTTGGAGATCCTTGGACTACTTCAGGCGGAAAAGCTATTGCATTTCATGCAAGTTGTAGATTAAGGCTAAAACCTGCAGGTCAAATAAAGGCAACTGTTAATGGTCAAGCTCAAACGGTAGGTATTAAAACAAAATGTGTAGTTGTTAAAAACCGTATGGGACCACCATTACGAACTGCAGAATTTGACATTTACTTTGACAGTGGAATAGACGATCTTGGTAGTTACCTTACTATTATGAAAGCATACAAATTGATTAAGCAAGGTGGATCATGGTATACTTATACAAAGCTAGATGGAACTGATTGGAAATGTACTTCAAAAACTTGGAAATCTACGTTGTTAGAAGACGAAGAACTAAGAAAAGAAATATACGACATTATTTGTCAAACATTGATAATGGACTACAAGAGTGAAGAGTTGGGTATTGATGACGTAGAAATATCAAACGAACCAATTCCAGAAGGATAGGTCGCGGTGGTTGGCGTGATGGCCCCAACCAACTGTAAATGGTAATGTGGCAATTGCCGTAGTGTGAAGCTGATACCAATGTTTTCTGATCGTCATCATACGAAAACTAGAAACCACACTTCATTATCAACCTTTTTAAGGGCCCTTACTATTATTATGTAGATAGGGCCCTTATTTTAACCCTCACATTTTACCAAGTCAAAAAAAATGATTATATTTAATATATGAATAACAAATACAAAGACATACTGGATAGCCTAAAGGAAGATACTACTCCTAAACACATTAACGATAGAATTTTAATAATTGACGGACTAAATACATTTATTAGAAGTTTTGCCGTCAATCCTAGCACAAATGAAGATGGAATTCATATAGGAGGAATGACTGGTTTTTTACATTCTATAGGTTATGCCATTAGAAATATAAAACCAACTAGGGTTATTATATGTTTTGATGGTAAAGGTGGAAGCCAAAGACGTAGAAAACTGTTTCCAGATTACAAGGGCAACCGTAGAGTTAGAAAATCACTAACTAGATCAGACACGTTCTCTAACCTTGAAGATGAACAAATTTCAATGGGACAACAGATACAACGACTAACTGAATATTTAGCATGTTTACCAATAACAACCTTAGCAACAGAAAATATTGAAGCTGATGATGCAATGGCATATATTTGTCAACAAATTTATCCAAAAAGCCAATGTATCTTAATGTCAACCGATCGCGATTTTTTACAATTAGTAGATAATAGAGTACAAGTTTGGTCTCCAACAAAGAAGAAGTTTTATGGTGGAGATACTATAAAGGAAGAATTTGGTATAGAATCAAAAAATTTCATTATATTAAAATGCATCACAGGCGATGGATCAGACAATATCCCAGGAATAAGAGGAGCAGGAATAAAATCATTAGAAAAAAGATTGCCCATATTATTTGGAGACAAAGAACTCCAAATTTCTGACGTAATTGAATATATAAAAAATCATGGTGACAAAACTAAATTAAGTGAGTCACTTTCACAGTCATCAGAACTATTAGAATTAAACCATAAACTAATGCAACTTAAAGATGTTGAGATATCTGGCCATGCAAAAGAATCTATTATGAGTATCGTAAAATCAGATGTGAATAGCTTAAATAAATTCAAATTTGAAACGTATGTTTTAGAAGATAATATTAATAGAATATTTAAGAATCCAGGATTATGGTTAAGAGATTCATTTGGCCAATTAGATAAGTTAGCTAAAATTGGAGAATAATAAATGAGAGAAAAGTTAAGTGAATATGGATATTCATTCCAATGCAAGCTAATTGCAACACTGTTCAAGGACAGAGCATTCTTACAACAGATTATAGATATTCTAGAACCGTCTCATTTTGAATCAGAAGCTAATATTGCGATAGTTGAGATAATTAGAGAGTACTTTTATACATATAAACAAGCTCCAACAATTGAAGTAATGTCAATTAAGGTTAAGGAAATAACCAATGACGTACTACAGACCACTATAATTACACACTTAAAAGACTCATACAAACAGTTAGATGCACCAGATTTAGAATTTGTAAAAGAACAAACCATAAAGTTTTGTAAAAACCAATTGTTAAAAGCTGCAATTATGGATTCTGTAGAACTTCTAAAGAGAGGAGAATTCGACCAGATTAAATTAAAAATAGATGAAGCTATGAAAGCCGGCTTAGAACGATCTATTGGACATGATTATAAGGACGAAATAGACGAAAGATATAAGGAAAGTGTTAGAAATACTGTAGCAACTGGATGGGATGTCATAGACGATATTGCAGATGGTGGACTAGGTAAAGGTGAATTAGGAGTAATGGTTGCACCATCAGGTATTGGTAAGTCTTGGGCATTGGTAAATTGCGGAGCTGCAGCAGTAAAAGCAGGCCTAAATGTGATACATTATACTTTAGAATTAAATGAAGCTTATGTAGGATTGAGATATGATGCCGTAATGAGTGGAATACAGGCACAAGAATTAAAGTATCATATAGACGATGTTAAAAATCTAGTTGGAAAGTTACCAGGTAAACTGATTGTGAAATATTATCCAACAAAAGGAGCAACAGTTAATAGTTTAGCAAGTCATCTTGAAAAATGTAGAATGCAAGGATTTGACCCAGATTTAATAATATGTGATTATGCTGATTTATTAAGAGGACATGGTAAAGAAGTACGACATGAATTAGGAAATATTTATGAAGACTTAAGAGGACTAGCTGGAGAACATGAAATACCAGTATGGACAGCTTCACAGGCAAATAGATCTTCACTTAGCGATGATATTATCGGAGCAGAGAAAATAGCAGAATCATATGCAAAAATAATGACAGCAGACTTAGTTATATCTTTAAGTAGGAAAATAGAAGACAAACTCGCAAACACAGGAAGATGGCATATAATTAAGAATAGGTTTGGCCAAGATGGAATTACATTCCCAAGTATGATGAATGCAAGTAATGGACAAATAGATATCCACGCACCAGATTCGCTAGATGGTCAAGATGTACAAAAGGATATGGACAACCACTCAGAATATTTGCGGAAAGTACTACAATCTAAATACAAAAAAGAGGCTTAAATATGTATATATCGATATTTATTAGTACAACTGGTGTAGTAGCCAGTTTTTTTCTTCAATAATGATTTATAATAATAAAGGGAAATAATGGAAATTTCAAATCAAATTTTATCAGAAATTACAGTGTATATGAAGTACGCAAAATACGTACCTGAACTAAATAGAAGAGAGACGTGGGAAGAATTAGTAGATAGAAATAGACTAATGCATCTTAAAAAATATCCTGAACTACACGGACAGATTGAAAAAGCATATCAATATGTTTATGATAAAAAGGTACTTCCTTCAATGAGAAGCATGCAGTTTGCAGGCAAGCCAATTGAAATATCTCCAAATAGAGTTTTTAATTGTGCATATTTACCAATAGACCATATTGATTCTTTTAGTGAAACAATGTTTTTGCTGTTAGGTGGCACAGGTGTTGGATATTCTGTTCAAAAACACCATGTTGAAAAATTACCAATAATACAAAAACCATATCCAAAAAGAAAGCGCAGATTCTTAATTGGAGATTCAATAGAAGGCTGGGCAGATGCAGTTAAAGTTCTAATGAAATCATATATGAATGGAGGTGGTAGCAATATTGAATTTGACTTTTCAGATATTAGGCCAAAGGGCTCACAACTTGTAACTTCAGGAGGAAAAGCTCCAGGACCTCAGCCATTAAAGGAATGCATCTTAAAGGTAAGAGGTATGTTAGACCAAAAAGAAACTGGCGATAGATTATCTACATTAGAGGCTCATGATATTGTCTGCTACATTGCAGATGCAGTATTAGCTGGTGGTATTAGACGAGCCGCACTTATTAGTTTATTTAGTGCAGATGATGATGAAATGATTAGTTGTAAGGTTGGAAACTGGTGGGAATTAAACCCACAAAGAGGCAGAGCAAATAATTCAGCATGTTTAATGAGACATAAAATCACTAAAGAATTCTTTATGGATCTTTGGAAACGTGTAGAACTATCAGGAGCAGGAGAACCAGGAATTTATCTTAATAATGATAAAGATTGGGGTACGAATCCATGTTGTGAAATAGCATTGAGACCTTTCCAGTTTTGTAATCTTTGTGAAGTAAACGTTTCTAATATAGAAGATCAAGATGACCTAAATGCAAGAGTAAAGGCAGCCGCATTTATTGGTACAATGCAAGCTGGATATACTTCTTTCCATTATTTAAGAGAAGTCTGGCAAGAAACGACAGAAAAAGATGCTCTTATAGGAGTATCAATGACGGGAATAGGAAGTGGAACAGTTCTAGGATATGATATGAGAAAAGCGGCAGATATAGTTAAGAGAGAGAATTCTCGAGTTGCAAAAATCATTGGAATAAATAGAGCCGCAAGATGCACAACAGTAAAACCAGCCGGAACGACTTCCTTAGTTTTAGGAACTAGTTCAGGTATCCATGCGTGGCACAATGATTATTATATTAGAAGAATTAGAGTCGGCAAAGACGAATCAATATATCAACACCTAATTAAACATCACCCAGAATTAGTGGAAGACGAATATTTTAGACCACATGATACAGCGGTAATTCAAGTTCCACAAAAAGCACCAAGTGGTTCAATATTGAGAACAGAATCACCATTTGCATTATTAGACAGAGTCAAAAAAGTAGCAACAGAATGGGTAACAGGAGGCCACAGAAAAGGTTCAAATACACATAATGTTTCTGCAACAATTTCGCTACAAGATAAAGATTGGGAATTGGCAGGAGAATGGATGTGGACAAATCGAAATGATTATAATGGACTTGCAGTACTACCTTACGATGGTGGTAGTTATACTCAAGCTCCATTTGAAGATATTACGAAAACAAAATATAAAGAAATGATGAAGTCATTAACAGAAGTAGATTTATCAAATGTTATCGAAGTAGACGATAACACAAATCTTTCTGGCGAGTTAGCATGCGCTGGAGGTAGTTGCGAGATTAGGTAGTACAATTAAGTCAAACATTAAAAATTTTAATGGAGAAGACTATGATGGACGTAAAAAAGCTAAACGAGAAACTAAAAGACTTGCAAAAAGAAATAAAAAAATTACAAGAACAATGCAAACATAAAGATCAAGTTATAAAGGTTATTGGGCCCAATGATATAAGATGGATTTGTAAAAAATGTGAAAAAGCATTAGGTTGGCCAACGCCAGAAGAATTAACAATATGGGCGAAAAGTTAAAAAATGAAATATGTTATAGGAAATAATTTAGTAACACAAATTGCAACACATTTATTACCAAATGTCACACAATTAAATTGTGGAACAGATTATGATGATTGGAATATTGGAACTTTCTATATTCCATACTATTGTTTAAGTTTTGTACAACAAATATTACCTGGTGCACAACTGGCAAAGTATACACTTAGAACAATGTATGATATGAGAAACAATCTCTCAGCAGTAAAGCCTAAGAATTTTGACCAAATATATAAATTATATACTAGAGGAAAGGTTAATGTTGAAAGTGAATATATTAATAATGTGTCTGAAACAATAGATACTATTTCTATAAATGGAGAATCTTCTTTTAGTTCATTGAAAATACTACTTGACGAACTAAAAAGATTAAACAAGAATAAAATAGAATATGTTGACATAGTTGAAATTGATGTAAAACAACGATTGATTAAATTGAAAAGTGAAAAAGAATATTTATATAGTAGGCTAATATATACTTCTGATTTAACCAGCTTAATAACTCTAGACAAAAAACATATTGTTGAAAAGTATATAGAACAAAACTATGCAACCGATGAAACTTTTTCTTTACCTGTTGTTGATAAATATGTATACCACTGCAAGTTAGAAAATGAGAATGATATAGAAATATCTAAAATTTTTGGACAAATAGCAACAGTTGGAAAACCATGGTTTAGAAAAATATTCTATAATGGCACAGTAGTATATGAATCTCTAAAACAGATATTTGAAGAAAAAATAGAAGGAAATACAGTAGAAGAATACATCGAAGAAACACAAATTACAGACACACTTGGAATAATAAAGGTAGCAGGAATAGATTTACTTGGCAAATGTACAGAATGGGACAATTCTGTAGGAATGGGACATATTATTAGAAGATGTAATTCATTACTAGAATATTATGGTGATGATGAAAAAAATCATAAAATAATTTTCCCAGGTCAAGAAAATTTATTATATTAACTAATATGCAAAAACACAATAACTTACATGATTGTTTTCAATCAGAATTACAATCCCTCACATACTCTGGCAAGGATATAAATAGCAACGGCAGCAAGCAAACAGAACTATTATTTAGATCTGTTTCAATAGACGACCCTAGAAAATTATCAATTGACCATCCATCTAGGAAGTTTAACCCTGCATATTCAGTCTTAGAATTTTTATGGTATCTTTCTGGACATAGAAAAACTAATAATATTGGTAAATGTGCAAAT